AATTAAAATATTTTAATTAACGCAGTGCAAGATAAAGTTAGAGCGTTTTGTCTTTCTTTGTCTAATCAAACTGGTTTAGGTTATTTGAATCTACAAGACTTTAGAGCGGGTTCAAGCTGTCATCAGTATAACTCTGATCGTGACTTTAAAGGCGAAGAGATGAAACCTGTATTCAAACAAGGTTCGTTCTCTGTTACGTTGGATTATCTTGTAGAGAACAAAATGATACCGCAGCCAACAAAAATTAAGATTGATGTAGACGGTTTGGAGCCAGCAGTGGTTGAAGGTGCCATGTCTACCATCTCAAAGGCTCAATCTGTTCTTATTGAAGTTAACACAAACCTCGAAACTCACACCGCAATGATAGAAAAGATGGAAAAAATGGGGTTCTTTTATAACAAAAACCAAGTTCAAAATTCAATTAGAAAGCAAGGATTGTTTCAGGGTGTTTCAGAATTTTTGTTTTATCGTTAGTGTTTTGAGCAATTTGGGCAGAAGTTAATCTCAATATATTCAATCCATGGCCGCATGTGAGATATAGCCATAAGTAACCACATGACGGTCATTTCACTAATGTGGTTAGACCAGCCACAGATTGAATGACCGCCAAATAAATAGCTGTAAATAGCTGCAACAAAGAAAATTGGTGCAGGGCAGAATAGAATAATCTTTTTAAAATGGTAGTAGAATTTTAGGCGAGTCATCTTATGTTTGAAAATGTAGATTTATCATCTGTTATTTATGATCCATATCCACACGTCGAAGTTGATAACGTTTTCCCGTCCGACTTCTTTCAGCAGCTTTTAAACCATAGAATTCCAGATAGCTGTTTATTTTCACTGAAAGAGCTTAACAGAGTATCAAAAACCCATTATCCCGATGGTAGATTGGTACTAGAATTAAATGGTAGAAACACGATTCTACCAGATGACATGAGACCTATTTGGAGCAACCTGTATGAATCTCTGGTGAATATTTTGAAACCAAAGATACTGCAGAAATTTGGTATCGAAGATACAAAACAGATACAAAGTGACGTGTTGTATGTTAGGGATAGACAGGGTTTTTATTTGAACCCGCATACAGACACAAACAAAAAATTACTCACCTGCTTGTTTTATGTTTCAAGTGACCCTGTAAACAACAAACTTGGCACATCAATGTATGTGCCGTGTCAGAAAGATTTTGTATGTGAGAGGGGAGTTCATCACGACAGAAGTTTGTTTGATATTCACAAAACTGTTGGATTTGAACAAAATAGGATGTTTGCATTTAAAAAAACAAACAACTCGTTTCACGGTATTGAAAAAATAGTTGACAAGGTCGAGAGAGACTTAATTATATTTGATCTTAAAAAAGATTAATGGAGGCTGTATGAACGGTGAATGGTGCTACTTCGGTTCGAGATTTACTCCCGATTTTTGTAAACAGGTTTTAGATATTGGCTTGCAACTACCGTATCAAGCTGCTGCACTTGGTGTCAACGGAAGAAGTGCACATACTGATCAATCGTACAGGCGTAGCAATATCCGGTTCATAGATAAATCAGACGGCCGGTTTCAATTCCTGTTTGATGCTCTTTGGAAATGTGCTATTGAGGCTAATGATCAATGGTTCAATTTTCACATTTCTAAACTTGATTATATTCAGCTAGCAGAATACAACGAAGAACAACAAGGTGAATATAAGCGCCACCACGACGTGTTTTGGATGAACAACGATCCCAAATACCATAGAAAATTATCAGCTGTTCTTCAGCTTTCTGATCCAGCAGATTACGAGGGTGGTGAGTTACAATTATTTGATTTGTCCGATATTGCACCTAATCCCACCGAGGTTAAAAAACAAGGCACAACATTATTTTTCCCTTCGTTTGTTCCGCACGCAGTGACCCCTGTAACAAAAGGAACAAGATATTCATTGGCAATTTGGTTCGATGGTCCTAAGTGGAGGTAGTATGAGCAACATTGTTCCCCCGTTTTATATCAACAAAATCACCTCAAAAAAATTATTTGTTGTTGATAATTTTTATTATAACCCAGACGAAATAAGAGACTTTGCTCTTAGTCAAACGTTTGTAGCCGATCTCAGATATTACAAGGGATTGCGTAGCACCGTGTCTTTTAGACCTCCTGGTTTAAAAGAAGTTTTTGAAAGCATTATTGGTGAAAAAATCAACGTGTGGGATGAATATAATAATAATGGATGTTTCCAAATATGTACAGCAGAAGATCCTCAAGTTTATCATAATGATGAACAAAAATGGGCTGCTATGATTTATCTAACACCCAATGCTCCATATGAAAGCGGAACAAGATTACATCGCTCTAAAATTACAGGAGCTAGACATCTCAAAGATGTTCCTTTTGATGGGACGTTTTCAGGAGGGTTCTATGACAGCACAAAATTTGACACTATAGATAGTGTTGGCAACATTTACAATCGGTTAGTCTTAATGGATGCGCAGTGTATTCATTCTGCTGGCCCGTATTTCGGATACGATAAACCAACAGGAAGACTTACCCATCTTTTCTTCTTTGATTGAAAGTTTACACAATGAAATTTAGTTTGATTACACCTGAACACAATAAAGGTAATATCCCTTTTTTACTAGAACTATTTGATACCATAGTTAACCAGACCTACACAAATTGGGAATGGGTTATATACACAAATAACGGGTGTCAAAAACAAGATATTCCAGAAGTTATCAGAAAACATCCTCAAGTATTTGTAACGGAATCAGTAGTTACCAATACCAGCGTAGGTGCTGTGAAGCAAGCTGCTTTTCACCAAGGATTGGGAGATGTTCTTGTTGAAGTTGACCATGATGATTTGCTAACACCTGATTGTCTCGAAGAGCTGCACAAAGCATACCAGGATCCAGAAGTTGGTTTTGTTTATAGCGATAATGCAGTTCTTCACATGACAGGGGACTTTATTCCATACAATTCTGATTATGGGTGGACTCATGAAAAATTCGAGTGGAAGGGGCAGCAGCTAGTTCATATGCATAGCTTTGAGCCGTCCAGTCACAGTCTTCGCTTAATTTGGTTTGCTCCTGACCATGTTCGCTCATGGAGAAAAAGTGTGTACAGGGACCTTGGTGGGCACAATCCTGAATTAACAATATGCGATGACCATGAATTATGTATTAGAACATATCTCCACACGAAAATGGTTAAAATTCCAAAAGTTCTTTATGTTTATAGAGTAACAGGAAATAATACATGGATAGCAAGAAACGAAGCAATTCAAAAGCTAACAGTTGATTTATTTCACAAATATGGTCAGAAGCTAGCTGAACGTGATGCACAACTTAAAAACCTTCACATGGTTGATATCGGAGGAGGTTTGAATCCTTATCCAGGGTATCTTGCAATCGATCTTCGTAAAGATGCTGACGTTGTGCACGATCTCAATGATGGAATTCCGTTGCCTGATAACAGTGTAGGTGTTCTTAACGCTAGCCATATTATTGAGCATTTGCATGACAAGCACAAAATAATGTCCGAGATACATAGAGTTCTTGCACCTGGTGGATGGGCTTTCATTGAAGTTCCAAGCACAGACGGCCGTGGCGCTTTCCAAGACCCTACGCACGTTAGTTACTGGAATGAAAATAGCTTTTTGTATTACACCGACTCATATCTTGCAAATTTCATCGATAATAAAACAATAAGATTTCAAGAACATAGGAAACAAACATGGTTTCCAAACGATTGGCTGAGAAATCTCAACGTGTGTGTTACAACAGCATGGTTAGTAGCGATTAAAGATGGAATGGAAAGAATCCCTGGAGTTTTAAAGATTTAACCAGACTACAGGTAATATAAATACTCCACAAACACGTAGATACGGGAGTTTTTAATGGCTATTCCAGCAACAAGATCAGAATTTAAAGAATATTGTTTGAGAAAGCTGGGAAAACCGGTAATTGAGATTAACGTCGACGACGATCAGGTCGAAGATAGAATCGACGAAGCTCTAAAATATTACTGGGATTACCACTTTGATGGCACAGAAATGGTGTACTACAAACACCAGATTACATCACAAAACAAAACAGACAAATACATCACGATGCCTGATAACATCATTGGTGTTGTCCATTTATTTCCTGTCGGTGACCCAGCCGTTTCCTCAGACGATTTGTTTAACATCAGATACCAAATTGCTCTGAATGATCTGTATACATTAACATCAGTTTCAATGATTCCTTACTACATGGCGATGGAGCACATTGCATTTTTACAGGAACTTTTGGTGGGTAAACAACCAATCAGATACAACAGACACAGAAACATCCTGCACTGTGATATGGATTGGGACAAAGTTAATGTAGGCGATTATCTTCTTGTGCAAGCATATCAGGTCGTTGACCCAACAACATACACAGATGTGTGGGGTGATCGCTGGCTACAAAATTATTGCACCCAGCTAATTAAAAGACAGTGGGGAACAAATTTAACAAAGTTCACTGGGCTTCAACTTCCAGGTGGTGTGCAGTTCAACGGCGAAAAGATCTACGACGACGCGCAAGAACAAATAACAAAAATGGAAGAAGATATGATTAGCTCTTACAGTCCTGTTCTTATGGACATGGTGGGATAAGTGGCAACAAATTTCTTCTTCAACAACTTTCAAGCAAGCCAAGAACAAATCTTGATTGAGGATCTGGTCATTGAATCGATTAAGATTTATGGCCACGATGTAAAGTACATTAAGAGAGTAATTCAAGATAAAGATAGAATTTACGGCGAAGATACCCAGACGTCAAAATACATTCAAGCTCTTGAGGTTGAGATGTATATTAAAAACGTCGAGGGATTTGGTGGTGAAGGAGATTTTCTTTCTAAGTTC